AAGCTCATGTAAAAGATTGTATCAATAGAGCATACAACGATATTACTAGTGCAGAACCTCAATGGTCTTTCCTAGCTACAGGTGAAAGTGGCGCTACAGATCCTTTTTATGGTAATGTATATGTTGAAACTGTGGCAGGAACAAGATGGTATGAATTAAAAGCAGCCTCTAGTTCAATAACAACAGATTATGGTTCAATAGATTGGGATGATTTTTATTTAACAACAATAGGAGTAAGCGGTGCTACAACTCCTTATACAAGCAGAAACTTACAATTTGTAACTTTAGAAGATTGGAAAAATTACAGAAGAGAACAAGAAAATATAGATGATGCTGATACCCAAACATGGGGAGAACCTAGATTTGTTATTAGAAGTCCTGATTCTAGAAAATTTGGAATAAGTCCAATACCTGATAAAGTTTATAGAGTGTGGTTCTATGCATGGGATTTGCCTACAGCATTAGACGCACAGGGAGATGTAATAGTTTTTCCTGATATATATACTTCAGTTTTATTAGCAAGAGCTAGATATTATATGCACCAATTTAAAGACGATAATCAAGCAGCAGCCTTTGCTCTTGATGATTATAATAAAGGTTTGAAAAAAATGAGATCTAATCTTATGAACGCAGCACCTAAATACATGACAACGGATCATAGATAATGGCTGTTTCTCAACCTTTTGCTGTCGCGTGTCAAGGAGGCTTAAATAAAGTATCTAGTCAATTTGAACTACTTCGAAATCCGGGTGAGGCTACAGAGTTAAATAACTTTGAAGTTTCTACAGAAGGCGGATATAGAAGAGTTAGTGGTTATACACAGTTTGGAGATGGAACAAGACCAAACAGCTCAAACGCTATTAAAGGTTTAAAAGTATATGCAGATGGTTTGATTGCTGCTTCAGGAACAAATATATACTTTAGTCAAGATGGAGACAGTTGGCTATTATTAAATAGAGCAAGTGTATCAGGCAGTGGAGATAACTATAGCACATTTGGAGGCAGAAGCACTGCAGCAAGAACTGCACAAGAACAAGTATCTTTTACAAACTACGAAGGCGATACAGATTATGGTGAATTAATTATAACAGATAGAGGTTCATCAGCAAAACCTTTTTATTTTAAAATGACAGGTACTGGAGATTTAGATACTAGAACATTTTATGCAAAAGAAATTACAGTTGATGGAAGTGTTTATCCTAAATTTTGCGTTATACATGATAGACATTTAGTGGTTGGAGGAGCAGCAACAACTCCTAATACTATTTATTATAGTGGCACAGATGATATAGATGATTTTACAAGTACAGGTTCAGGAAGTATAAAATTAGATGATCAAGTAGTAGGATTAAAATCTTTCCGTGATGATCTAATTATATTTTGTAAAAATAGTATTTATAAATTAGTGAATATAAATAGTTCTAGTACTATTGCAGTACAACCTATAACACAAAACATTGGTTGTTTAGATGGTGATAGCATACAAGAAATTGGTGGTCAATTATTGTTTTTAGCACCTGATGGTATAAGAACAGTAGCAGGTACAGCAAGAATTGGCGATTTAGAGTTAGGATCTTTAAGTAGAAAGATACAGCCTATCATAGGAAATGTAGCTTCAAATATTGCTAGTTATAATATTAGCAGTACTGTAATAAGAAAAAAATCACAATACAGATTATTTTATGGTAGTTCAACAATATCAACAAATGTTTCACAGGGTATCATAGGAACACTACGAGCAACGCCTGAAGGCGGCACACGATTTGAATGGTCAGAAACACAAGGTATACAAGCAAGTGGCGCGTTTACTTCAGGATTTAATGCAGAAGGAACAGAAGTATTTTATCATGGCGATTATGCAGGTTATATATATAATCATGATACAGGAGATAAATTTAACCCCGCAGGAACAGCAACAAATATAAATGCAGAATACATAACACCAAGTATGGATTTTGGAGACTTAGGAACTTTAAAGACTTTAAAATATATTAAATTATCAATTAAGCCGGAAGGAACGGTACAGCCTACTTTAAAAATAAGATACAATTATGATGATGAAGCAACACCGCAACCTTCTGATTATATTTTAGATAGCATACCAACACCTGCTATTTTTGGAACAGGCGCATTTAATGCAGTAACTTTTGGAGCAGCCGCATTTCCAATGACAAGACAAACAGTAGAAGGAAGCGGAACTACTTCACTTTTTAAAATATCGAGTAATGATCAAAATGGACCATATACAGTTAACGGAATTTACATAGACTACGAACCATCAGGGAGAACATAAGAAATGGCATACAGTTATACAAGACAAAGCACTTTTAGTGATGGTGATACTATTACAGCAGCTTTGTTCAATAATGAATATAATCAATTAGTAAATGCATTTGCATATCACGCAAGTACTGTAGGTTCTACAGGACATAGACATGACGGCACAGCAGGACATGGTGGTAATATACACACTATAGGTGACTTAGACTTTTTAAATAAAATAGTAGCAGATAGCACTAATAATCGTTGGGGAGTCTTTGTAGAAGTATCTTCAACAGCAGTAGAACAAATTAGAATACAAGACGGAGCTATTGTACCTGTAACAGACAACGATATAGACTTAGGCACAAGCTCGTTAGAGTTTAAAGATCTTTTTATAGATGGTACTGCACATATTGATACGCTTGACGTAGATGTAAACGGTACAGTAGCAGGAACTTTTGGAGTCACTGGAGCTACTACGCTATCTAGTACTTTAGCAGTCACAGGAGCTGTCACAGGCTCAAGCACAATTCAAGGAACAACTATAACAGCTACTACGGCTTTCGTGCCTGATGCATCTGATGGTGCTGCTCTTGGGACAAGCGCATTAGAGTTTTCAGATTTATTCTTAGCCGATGGTGCAGTAATAAATTTCGGAGATGATCAAGATGTATCATTAACCCATGTAGCCGATACAGGCTTACTTCTTTCAAGCACAGATCAATTACAATTTGGTGATTCAGGTACTTATATTTATCAATCAGCCGATGGTGTACTAGACTTAGTAGCCGATACAGAGATTGAAATTAATGCAACCACTATAGATATTAATGGTGCTGCAGATGTTTCAGGAAATCTAGCAGTTGGCGGAAACTTAACAGTGACTGGTAATGCTACAATAGCAGGGAACTTAACTTTTGGTGACGCAGCTACTGATACAGTGGCTTTCAGTGCTGATGTTGCTTCTAATCTTTTACCAAGTGCTGATAATACTTATGATATAGGTGCTTCAGGTTCTGAGTGGAAAGATTTATATATAGATGGTACAGCCAACATAGATAGTTTGGTTGCAGATACTGCTGACATTAATGGCGGAACTGTAGACGGAGCAATCATTGGTGGTTCAAGTGCAGCAGCCATTACAGGTACAACTATTACAGGCACAAGCTTTGTAATAGGTTCAGCAGACATTTCTGAAGCAGAACTAGAAACTATAGATGGTATTACAGCAGGTACAGTAATAGCAAGTAAAGCTATTATCACAGATTCAAACATAGATATTACTGGTGGTAGAAACATAACCATTAGCGGTGAATTAGATGCAGCTACACTTGACATAAGTGGAAATGCTGACATTGATGGTACAACTAACCTAGATGTAGTAGATATAGATGGTGCAGTTGACATGGCTACTACACTTACTGTAGCAGGTAATGTAGACTTTAATGGTGATCTAGATGTTGATGGTACTACAAACTTAGATGTTGTAGACATTGACGGAGCTGTAGATATTGCTACAACTCTTGCAGTTGCAGGTAATGTAGACTTTAATGGTGATTTAGATGTTGATGGTACAACTAATTTAGATGTTGTAGACATTGATGGTGCAGTTGATATTGCTACAACTCTAGCCGTTGGTGGTAATGTAGACTTTAATGGTGATTTAGATGTTGATGGCACAACTAATTTAGACGTAGTAGATATAGATGGAGCTGTAGATATGGCTTCTACACTTACAGTTGCAGGTGAAATAACGGCAGCTAGTTTAGATATATCAGGCGATACAGATATTGACGGAACACTTGAAGCTGATGCTATTACTATAAACGGAACTACACTAGCAGAAACAATTAGTGATACAGTAGGTGCAATGGTTAGCTCTAATACTGAGACTAATATTACAGTTACATATGAAGACTCAGACAACACATTAGACTTTGTAATTGGCACACTTAATCAAGATACGACAGGACTAGCAGCTACAGCTACAGCTTTGGCAACAGCAAGAACAATAGGTGGAACATCTTTTGATGGTACAGCGAATATAGCAGTCGCAACCGCTACAGAAGGAACAAATGTTACAGTTAGTGCTAATAACTCTACAGACGAAACAGTTTATCCAACCTTTGTAGATGGTGCTACAGGCACACAAGGAATAGAAACAGATACAGGTTTAACATACAATCCTAGCACAGGAATGCTGACAAGTACTGGTGTTACTTCAACATTTACAGGTAATATAACAGGTAATGTCACAGGAAACACTTCAGGTACAGCAGCAACTGTTACAACTGCAGCACAATCTAATATTACAAGTTTAGGTACTCTTACAACACTTACAGTTGACAATGTTATCGTTAATGGTACAACAATAGGTCATACTTCTGATACAGATTTAATGACTCTTGCTGATGGAGTATTAACAGTAGCAGGTGAAGTAGATGCAGCAAGTTTAGATATAAGTGGTAATGTAGATATTGATGGTGTTCTAGAAACAGACAACCTAACAGTAGGTGGCGCACAAGGTACTGATGGACAATTATTAACTTCAACAGGAAGTGGAGTAGGTTGGGAAGATGCTCCTGCAAGCGGTGCAACAACAATAGATGGTTTGTCAGATGCTGTATCAGGAATAACAAATTTCACAAATTCTTTAATTTTAGGACATCAAACTACAGGAACTTTAAGTAGTGCCGATGGTAATACAGCAGTAGGCTATGCAGCAATGGATGCTATTACATCTGGTGATAATAATGTGGCGGTTGGTTATACTGCTTTATCAGCAAATACGACAGGAGCAGATAATGTTGCTTTGGGTAAAGGTGCTATGCAAGCAAACACAACCGCTGCCGATAATATAGGAATAGGTTCTAATTCTTTATATACCAATACAACAGGTGCTTCCAATGTTTCAGTTGGTACAAGTGCTATGTATAACAATAATGCAAGTAATAATACTGCGGTTGGTGCTTCTGCTTTAAATGCAAACACCACAGGACACTCAAATGTAGCCGTTGGTAAAGGTGCTTTTGTAGCAAATGTTGATGGAGTGCAATCTACTGTTGTTGGTATGGATGCGTTTAAAACTGCCACGAGTGATGATGGAGCAG